GAATGTAGGTGTTGGTAAGTCTGTCCAGTGGCCTGTTGGTATTGGTGGCAAAGGCAACTCTGGCGTTGCTGGTAACATTAAGAATCAGGTCGGTGCTATCGGATACCTGAACTATGGTTATGTGAATGGTGGTAAATTCCAACAGGTTGCACTTCAAAACAAGGCAGGTAACTATGTCAAAGCAAACGCTGAAACATCTGCGGCAGGTTTATCAAAAATCGTCCTGGACGATCAGCTCCGTGGTGCTGACGCTAACCCTGCTGGTGCCAATGCATATCCTATTGTCTCCCTTACTTGGATCCTAGCGTATCCTGAGTACGAGAAGAATGATGATGTGAAGGATATGCTTCGCTGGATGTTGACTCCTACTCAACAGGGTAAGGCAGATGCTCTGGGTTATGTACCTCTCCCAGAGGATCTTCGACAAAAAGCACTTGCTGCTGTTGAAACACTAAAGTGATAACGTATACATAGTATACAACCAAAGAGACCCTCGGGTCTCTTTTTTGTTTTAGGACTAGTATGGACTTCTTTGATTACGTTCGCATATATGATATTGAAGATAACGAATTATGTGATTCTTTAATAAGAAAGTATGCAGACCAAGAATGGGAGCAGCATAGTTGGGGACATAATGATGGGACAACTCAGCATCAAGAACCTGATTATGCAGAAATACTAAATCCCGCTACTCCAGACCCAAGATTGTTTGATGTTTGTGGAAAAGTTTTTGCTGACTATTCACAATATTTCAACATTGGGTTAGTTCAATTTAAAGAACCCAGAATCAGCAGATATAAAGTGGGGTCTTTCTTGCGGTCACATCACGATCATACAAAGGATTTGTTTGATGGGGAAAGAAAGGGCATACCAATTTGTACTGCTGTTGGTGTCTTGAATGATTTTGAGGGTGGTGAATTCTATATTCGTGATAGGGATATGGAATTAAAGAAAGGATATGTTGTAGTTTTCCCCTCGATATTTTTATTTCCACACGAGGTAAAGGAAGTGACAAGAGGTATCCGATATTCCTTTGTAACTTGGGCTTGGTAACATGAATGTGTACTTAAACTTAAAACCGAATAATAAAGTCGATGAAACGGACCTCTTGACATTAGAAGTACCTGCATCGTATACTGATGAATTACTGAAGTATGTTAGACCTATCGCTGAACAGAAGGGTGTAGATGCAGATAGGATTATCAAAGACATTATCAAAGAAGCAATTTTTGAAATTTCACGGAGGAGTTATGAGCGTAAGAATCGCAAGACTAAGAAGCGGTGAAGATGTCATCGCTGACATGTATGAAGTAACAGGTGGACCCGAAACCGAAAAAGAAGGTGAACGTCCTCCAGTTGCATATCAACTTAGAGAACCATATAGCATTTTTATGCGTGAAGGTTTGTCTATGAATATCGGAGTCGAAGATGATGTTGATCCCAACATTCATAAAATTTCCGACCCAGAAGTCGTCATGCAACAGTGGGCACCATTCAATAAGAATTCTTATGTATTTCTTAGAATTGATGAGGTGATTGCAGCATATGAAACGCATGACCAAATTATCGAAAAATACAATTCATTAGTAGAGGCAAGACAACATGGAGAACGTGAAAATGCTGCTCCTGACACAGAGGAGTGAAGTTTTAATTGGAAACGTTACTGAGTTAGACGAAGAACCTAGTATCTTGGTTGAAAACTGTAAACAAGTTCTTGACGATGGGACGTTACAACCGTTTCCAGCACATGCTGCACAACGTGATTTGTTCTTGACATCTGAGGTTATTTTGACTATAGTAGAACCGTCAGAGAAAATCTTGGAAGCGTACAAGGCAGCATGAGTCATTTCTATACCAACGTACAACTCGCTGGTAATGTAATTCTTTATCGTGGGTATGAGAATGGGCAACCAGTTCAGTCTCGTACCCATTTTAGTCCGACCCTATACACTCTTTCTAACAAGGAGGAACTGTATAAGACCTTGGATGGTAAGAATGTTGCTCCCGTAAAGTTTGAATCTGCACGAGATGCTCGTGAGTTCATTCAGAAGTATGAAGGTGTAGAAAACTTTGAAGTTCATGGATACGAACGTTATGTTTATCAGTTCATTCGACAAGAATATCCTAGTGAAGTTCAGTATGATATCAAGCAGATGAGAATCTATGCATTGGATATTGAGGTTCAATGCGAGAATGGATTCCCTAATGTAGAAGAAGCAGCAGAAGAAATGCTATCAATCACCATCAAAGATATGGTGACAAAGCAATACTATTGCTGGGCAACTCGTGAGTTTGAAGCACCTGAGGGAGTGGAGACTCACATCTTCTGGACCGAACATGAAATGCTGAACCATTTTCTAGGATGGTGGGCACAGAATACTCCTGACATCCTGACGGGTTGGAACGTGAATTTGTATGACGTTCCATACATTGCTCGTCGGGTTCTTCGTGTGCTTGGAGAAAAGTGGATGAAGAGTTTGTCCCCATGGAACCGTGCAAATGAAAGGGAGGTCTATGTCCAAGGACGTAAAAATTATGCTTACGATATCTCTGGTATCAATATTCTTGACTATCTCGATTTATATCGTAAGTTTACATATACGAATCAAGAATCTTACAGACTCGATCACATTGCTTTCGTCGAACTTGGTCAAAGAAAAATTGACCACAGCGAGTATGAAAACTTCAAAGATTTCTATACCCGAGATTGGCAGAAGTTTATGGAATACAACATCCAAGACGTTGAACTAATCGACAGACTGGAAGATAAAATGAAACTCCTTGAACTCGCTATCACTATGGCGTATGATGCAAAGGTGAACTTTGAAGATGTGTATAGTCAAGTCCGTATGTGGGACACGATGATTTATAACTATCTTTCAGATCGTAACGTTGTTGTTCCCCCTCGTAAAGGTGCGAAGAAGGATGAAAAATACGCAGGAGCATACGTCAAGGAACCGATTCCTGGAAAGTATGATTGGGTTGTGTCTTTTGACCTCAATAGTCTGTATCCCCATCTTATTATGCAGTACAATATTTCGCCAGAGACCCTTGTGGACTCAAGACATCCAACGGCTACAGTTGAAAAGATACTTGGAGAGTCGCTAGATATCAATGGGGAGTATTGTGTATGTGCTAACGGTGCTCAGTATCGTAAGGACATCCATGGGTTCCTACCCGAAATGATGCAAACAATTTACAATGAAAGGACCATATACAAGAAACGAATGCTTGAGTCTAAGCAAGCTCTTGAACATGCCACCACACCTGCAGAGACCTTGGCATTACAAAAGGATATCTCAAAGTTTAACAACATCCAAATGGCAAGAAAGATCCAACTCAACTCTGCCTATGGTGCCATCGGAAACCAATACTTTCGATACTACAATCTTGCAAATGCTGAGGCGATTACTCTTAGCGGGCAAGTCTCAATTAGATGGATTGAGGCAAAAGTAAATAATTATCTAAACAAACTTCTCAACACAGAGGACCACGATTATGTTGTTGCCAGTGATACTGACAGCATCTATATCTGTCTTGATCTACTCGTTCGCCATGTATTTGATGTACAAAGTGTTTCTGCAGAGAGGGTCGTTGACTTCCTCGATGCAGCCTGTAAGGATCGAATCGAACCATTCATCGACAAATCATACAAGGAACTAGCAGATTATGTCGGTGCCTATGAACAGAAGATGTTCATGAAACGGGAGAACATCGCTAACAAAGGCATCTGGACTGCTAAGAAACGATACATCCTCAACGTCTGGGACAGCGAGGGTGTTCGTTATGAAAAACCCAAACTCAAAATCATGGGACTTGAGGCAGTCAAGTCCTCTACTCCTGCTGCTTGTCGTATTGCAATTAAGGAGTGTATGAAAGTTATCATGAACAAAGAAGAGGAAGACGCTCAGGCATTTATTGCTAAGTTCAGGGATGAATTTTCATCGTTGCCAATCGAAGATATTTCATTCCCCCGAGGGTGTAATGGAATAAATAAGTGGTCGAATCCATCCACTCTGTATAGCAAAGGTACTCCTATTCATGTTCGTGGCGCTTTGCTTTACAACTTTCACAACAAGAAAAATAAACTAACACATAAGTATCCCTTGATTCAGGACGGAGAAAAAATTAAGTTTGTTTATTTGAAGACCCCAAATAAAATCAACGAGAATGTCATCAGTTATCTGAATACATTCCCGAAGGAATTTGGTCTTGACAAACAGGTTGATTATGACTTACAATTCTCAAAGTCATTCCTAGACCCTATCAAAGTTATCATGGACACAATTGGATGGAAAGCAGAAAAAGTAGCATCACTGGAGTTCCTATTCGGATGAACACAAAATTTGTAGTAACTTATCAAAACGCTTTCGGATTCTCTGCTAGAGAAGAAAAAGTGTTTACAAATTTAAAAGAAGCACAATGGTTTGAACGTGCCATGAAACGTTCTAATTATATTACTAATTTATTGGAGATTAAAAAGTGAATTTTCTGCAAGATGTAGTGAAGGAGATTGACAATGAGTATGCAAGTCTTGTTTCAGATGGTGTTTCTGCGGGAGATACCAGTGGTTTCATTGATACTGGCAGTTATATCTTTAATGCTCTGGTATCTGGCTCAATCTACGGTGGCGTCCCTGGAAATAAGATTACCGCTATTGCAGGAGAGTCGTCTACTGGCAAGACTTTCTTTTGCCTTGGGATTGTTCAGCATTTCCTGGAGTCTAA